TTATGGCCCGGTTATGATCAGCTCGTTGACGGGCTTCTGGCGAGCGCCCCCGCCGACCGAATAGGCGGTCGCCGCGTCCTCAATCTGGAAGCCCGAGAAGATCGATCGGACCTCGGGGGTGTCATTCAGGCTCAGGATGAACCGGCCTTTGAGCTGCCCCAGAAGGATATTCATTTTCGTGAATTGTGATCGATCGAAGAGCGGCGCGCCGGTCCCATCCCGGCCATAGTCGTTCTCGCACCCGAAATATGGCGGATCGAGATAGAAGAGCATTCCAGACCGGTCATAGCGGCTGATGAAATCCGCCCAGGGCAAGCGCTCGATGACGACCGATGACAGCCGCTCATGGATCGCCTCGAGGATGCTTCCCAGCTTGGTGACGTCGAACCTGGCGGGGGTGTTGCGATCGACTCCGAAGGTGCGGCTGGCGACCTTCCCACCGAAGGTGAGCCGCTGGAGATAGAGGAAGCGCGCTGCGCGCTCGAGGTCGGTGAGCGTGGCCGGATCGGTGACAGCAAGTCGTTCGAATCCGGCGCGCGTCGTGAGCTGGAAGCGCAGCATGTCCATGAAGGCCACATAGTGACGCTGGAGGATCCGGAAGAACGTTGCGACATCCATCGACCAGTCGTTAATGAACTCGGCGCTGGGGCGCATGTCGCGGCGAAGGAAGATGCCTCCCATGCCGACAAACGGCTCGGCATAGCCAGTATGTGGCGTCGCGCTGATGCGTGCGACGATGCGCTTGGCCAGGAGGCGCTTGCCGCCGATATAGGCGGCGGGAGGATGGACGGGCTGCACCCGCGCCAGGCCAGCGGGCTGAGCGAATTCGGGACTCGACTCTTTCATGATGTTCCTATTATGTTCCACGCGCTCGCATGCGGGTGGCGGGATGACCGGGTTATGGACCAGGTCGGTCATGGCGGGTCGAGTCCGTCGGTTTAAGGCGTTGGCGCGCCTTTTCCCCCGCCCCTGCAGGGCGCTGGAAACGGTGTTGCAGGGCACGTTCATGCCCGCGTCATTGATCATTAAGCTGCCAGGCTGTATGAAAGCTACCGGTGCGCGAAACACGGTGATCCTGCCTGCCGTAGCACGGGCCACAAGCCCGGAGCGCGTGTAAGGGAATCGGCAGTCCTTACCGCGCACCGAACCACTCCAAAATCGCTGCAAACCGGCTCACCAGCGACGAGACATCGTCTGCGCGAAGGCGATGCATGCTGAGCACATAGAGCTCGTCGCCTTGTTCGGTCGCCTTGACCGTTGCTCGCCACCACTGGTTGTCCGATTCCCACAGTAGCCGGACCTTCCTGTCATCCTCGCGGAGCGCATGGGCAGGATTTGAGATGATCTCCGGCAGCAAACGATAATCGGCGATCGTCAGCTCGGCATGGCGGCGCTTCTGCTTTTCAAGCGTCTGAGGGGAGAAGCGCACAGTCCGTGCGGCCGAACCGACTGCAGCTGCCTGGTCAGCCGTGAGCGCGGCAATCGGGAAAGGCTGGTCGGGCAAGGTGGCGAACTGATCGAATGCCGGATCGGCGACGATCTCCCGGATGGTCTGCTGGGCAGCTTTCGCCAGGCCTGCCTGGGCAGCATCCTCGACCGATTCGAGCGCCTTGTCGGCGATCGCGTGCAGGTGCGCGGTGCCAGGATTGTAGCTGAAACCGGGATCGATGCCCTTGGGTACCATGATGGGGTCGGTCTTGCCGGCAGGATAGAACCGCTCCCGCGCCGATGGCGGCAGATCTGTCGTGACCTTCCACCCGCGCCGCTTGAGCATCCCTTCCGAAACCTGTTCTGGCAGGCAATTGCAGCCCCAGCCATTTGGCGGGAAATGCTCCTGCCACCATGGGTGGTCGACCGGCAGGATGATGCCGTGCCAACTCAGGTGATCTTGCCGAGGGTGCTTGCGCGGATGGTCAGACCGGTAGCGCAGATAGGGGAACAGCTCCTTTTGCGCCTGGAAGCGCCGCCAGCGGCCCGCTGCGATGCTCATCCGGATGTTGGTCCGGTAGATTGTCCGCAGGCGGCGATCGTTGACGATGATGGGCTGGTCGGTGCCGGTAAGCGCCGGATCCGAGACCTCGCCCCACCAGCCAGCGCGCTTCAGCTCCGGCAGGATGTTGGCCTTCCAGGTCTCGAAGGTGCCGCCATCGCGAATGACCTTGTCGAGCGATTTCTGAACTGCTGCCAGCAGATCGAGCTTGGCGATCTTCGCCACGGTGAAGGCCCGCGAATGCTCCTCGTGCATCATCTCCGACCAGCGCACGGTCGGGCGCAGCTCCTGCCGCTCCTGCCAGACCCGGACCGTGTTCTCCGGGCTGAGATACATGGTGGGGCGCAGCTCAGGCATGGGCGCGCCTCGCCTTCGTCAGAATGCGGATTAGGCTGGGCGATTTTTGCGGCGGCGCTGGGATGTAGTTACGACGGGCCTCGGTCAGGCGTTCGCGCGCGTCGATCTGCTCGCGCGTCTCGAACATCGGGTGGCCGAGGCGCGGTTGCCACTGTTGCGTCCAATCGCGCAGATTGAAGGCGTCAAACTGGATATCTCGGCGGCAGTCGGCGCAGTACCACTGCTGCGTCCCATGATTGAACCAAAGCGCAGGCTCGGCTTGGCAGGACTGGCGATTGCAAGCGCCTCCCTCATGCCCTTTGTTGGGTTTATGGGGCGCATCGAGAGACAAATCTCCGAAAGCCATCATGCTGCTCCAAACTTGTCGACTTGGTTGCCCCATGCCTCCCAGCCAGGCCGCTTAGTCCTCGCGAACAGCTCGATGCGCGGGCGATCACCGAAGAGCCGGACGATGTCGTCGGCGATGCGATCGGGCTTGCGGCTATGTTCGCGGCGCGGCTCGACGACCAGCTGGCGGACACCGGCATCCAGGCGCGGCAACTTGCCAGTCATGCCGAGCAGGCAAATCTCCGGGTTGGCGCGGGTGTAATAGCCGGTTCCCATGGCATAGCCGTCGCCGGACGGGTTGAGCTTCGCCCAAGTGAACCCGACGGTGGCATATCGGAAGCCCCAGCGGCGCAGGGTTTCGAAGGCCTTGTCGAGCAGCGGGTCGATCGCCCACAGAAAGCAGGCGCAGTTACCGCTCGCCAGCTCGCCGACGGGCAGCGCTGCGATCTCCTCCCAGGGCATCGTTTCATAATGCTGATTGGGATTACGATCCTCGCCCTTCTCGGACCAGTTATCGAAGCCCCATGGAGGGTCGGCATAGATGATATCGAAGCCGAACATCGGGAGATTGGCGAAGGGGCTGTCACTCATCGCTGAGAAAACTCGGTTCGAAATCAGCCTCTTCGACGTCCTCGTGCTCGGGCGCTGGTAGCATTTCCGGCGGCAATGCGGCGCGGATTGAAGCGGGAAGCTGCCAGTTTTCCTTGGGCTGGCGCAATGCCGCGACGTCCGCTGAGCAAGGCGTAAACTGATAGATCGAGCTTCCGCCGATAAGGACGGCAGCGAGCAGCTGACCCTGGAACAGCGGCTCGATTGACATGAGTTTGGTGCCAAATCGCTCGACCTCTTCCACACGACCAACAATGGTTCGGTGGCCAAGCACTTCAACAATGGCATACTCGCCTGCAGGTGGCTGATCAGTCACGACGCATCTCCCATCCAAGCCGCTCACGCGCGGCGGTGAGCCAGTTTCTCAGGGCGACGGCGATGCAATCCGGGTCAGCTGCGTCACAGGTAGCGGAGATGCCTGCCAGGCGGAGGCTGAAGGTGTCCAGGCGGTGTCTGGTCCAGCCATCCTCCAGCTGCATCTGCACCGAATAGACCACGCTGATCGCCGGCAGCTGGCGCTGAAGCCCCTCGACCATGCCGAGCGCGTAGGCCAGCTGGGGGAGCGTTGCGCGGGTCATGCGCCTGCGGCCTGCGGCTGCGCAATCCGGATGCGCCCCCTACCTTTACGATCAGGTCGCGGGTTGTAGAATTCGATCAGGCCAAGATCGCGCAGCGCATTCCAGGTTGCCCGCATGACAGGTGCGGTCTCGCCACCGGCCAAGACGATGCCGTTATTGTCGAAGCAGCCATCACCGCCACGGTCCCGCAGCCACTTCAATGCATCGCTTTGGGCGCGCGAGAGATTCATGCGCCGCCCTCACGATTTTCCTCGGCCAAGCGCAGAGCGAAGGCGGCGCGCTCAATGCTCTCGCGCAGCGGTGCATCGTTCATCAGCGCGGTCGCCTCGGTATCGAGCAGCTTGAGCAGCTCGCCAGAGGTGGAGGCGGCAGCGATGCGGTCGAAAATCGTGCCGGTCATCGCTGCCGTGACGCGATCGTCCTCGGCGGCGATCAGCTCGTCGATCAGGGTGTTTTCAGGCGACTGCTCGACATAGTCCGGATCGCCTTCGGCCAGGCTCACGCTGCGGATGGTGTCCTGCCAATCGTCGACGATCGGTTCGAAGATCTCGGGTCCGAACAGCAGCTCGCCTGTGAACGGCTCGACCTGTGCCAGATCGACGTCGCCCGGATCGTAGGTGAAAGTGACGTGCGGCAGATAGCTGGGGAAATCCCAGCTCGCGCCAGCCTCGCGCATAGTGCGGTGCCGGTTGGCGATGTAGCCGTCCCAGAAATGCAGAACGACAGCGCCCTTGTCGCCGAGCCGATCGACGACGCGCGGGCCGCCCGGCATGACGCGCAGCGGCTCGCGGTAGAAGCCGAAATCGTCGCCCATGCCGAACCAGTTCACCGGCTTCTTCGAATAGGCCACGGTGACATTCATGTCGGCGGGATCGACCACCGTCCTGAAGCCCTGTTTCCTGGCCCATGCAACGAGCTTGTCGGCATTGAGTAGCTTGCGATGGACGTAGAGCGGGCGCGGATCGTCAGCCGCGAATTCCGTGACGGGCTGGAGCGGCTCGCGGCGTTTGTCTTCCAGCAGCCTCTGTTCGTCGACCATGTTCCCGGCTTCGGGAATAAGGTCTGGATCGGTAGGCGGCTTTGTCTGCTGGACGCGGACATAGCCGTCGCCATAGGTGTCCTGGAAGCTCTCCTCGTCGCGCTCCCAGCCCAGCGCCTTCAACAGGCCATCGGTCTCGGCGGCAAGCTTGGTGTCCGTTTCCGCCTCGACATCGCGCATCACGCGCGGCGAAGCGACGTCAGGGCCATAGTTGAAATCGGTCCACCAGCGCGCCGGACCAGAGTTGAAGCTATCGGACAGCAGATCCGCATCAGACTTCACGACTTCCAGCTTCACGTCCGCATGCACCTCGGCCTGGCTACGCGAGGAGCCGTCCTGGGTGGTCATGGTCTGGCTGAGCACCACTTTCGCGATGCACTCGTCCATATAGCGGCAGAGCTGCTCGTAATCGGCCACGCCGCTCTTTGCGACCTGCAGCAGCTCGATGACCATCCGCTCGGGGATCGCGATGCCGGTGTCGGTCTGGATGGCCTGCAGCGCGGCTAGCAGGTTGTTGACCTGGTCCTGCGGGGTGCCGGCAGGATATTTGCCGATCGCGGTCGGCGCGCCGAACTTGTCGAGGAAGTTGTTCCAGAAGCGCAAGCCGTTCCGCTTGAACAGCGTCGGCCAGTAGAGCCACTCGGCCAGGCCGCGCCCGTAGATCTCGTCGTCGTCGCTGGCGCCTGCGGTCGCCACCCAAAACTTGAGATCGGGCAGCAGCTCGCCATTCCAGTCGACGCGGGTTATGAGCCGTAGATTGCCGGCATCGTCATAGCGGAAGCGCCGGGCATGACGAACCTTCAGATCCTTGAACTGGAAGAGCCCGTCGCGGACCTCCCACAGGCATTCGGCGACCGAATAGCCATAGAAGGTGGCAAACAGCATCTTGCGGGTAACGCGGTCCCAGCCCAGGCGGACGAGGTTGTCGTTGAGCTTCTCTGCCGCCTCGACCGAGCGAGGGTCGTTCTCATCGCCGGGCAGCACATTCCAGTTGCGCGAGACCACAGCACCGATGCGCTGCTGCAGCGTCGACATGACCTGGTCGTCTTCCAGGATGACATCGTAGACGCCCCAGTCGATCGCCATGCTGATGCGCGGGTCGCGCGGCTGCTGCAGGCCGGTGACAAACGGCCTGGTGATGTCGCGCCCATCCGAGGTCGTGGCGATCGGGCGCATCAGGGCCTGCATCGTGCCCGTCGGCTCGGCGATGCGCCGGGCGATCACTCGGGTGCTGCTGCTGGAAAAGGGTCGAGGCCTGCGGGCCATGGTGTTACCTCACAAATCCGGCACGGGCACCGGCAGAGCCGAACCCGCGCGTCGAGACAGGCCCGGAGGCCAGATGGGTGCTGCGCTGGCCCGCCGAGTAGAATTCCATCGGGCCGATATCCTCGTCCGAAGCGGCGACGAAATGCATGAGCGCGATCGCGTCGTCGCCGTGGCGCTTGCCGCTGTCGCCATCGGCCTTGCTGACCTTGCCGCGATCCGGGATCATCGGGATGCCGCGCACGAGCTTGATCATGCGCAGATCGTCCATGACGCCCTCATCCCAGGGGATGAGCAGCATCTGATCCTCGATCGCCGATCGCAGCTTCGGCATGAAGGCGAGATAGGTCTTTTCCGATGTCTGGACGGCCTCGACGCGGTCAAAGCCCCAGCGCTGCTGCATGGCCTCGGCCAGGGCCGACCCGTTGCCGCGCGCGTCCATTTTGCCGCAGGCGAACATCGGCACGCGCGAGATGATCCAGTTGAGGATCAGCTCCTGGTCCTTGAACGGCACATTGCGCATCTCGAGCAGGAACCGCGCGACGCGGCGCATCCTGTCATCGCGCTGGCCGAACACGATCGGGGAGACGTCGCCGTTGCGGGCAAAGTCCTGGCCGAAATAGGTCGGCCTGGTCGGATCGAAGTCGTCCAGATAGGGCGCTACCTCGGTCTCCAGAAACTCGAGGATCCAGCTGGTTCGGTACTCCTCACTGTGACGCTCGAAGCCATCCGGGCACGCCAGGCGAATGACCGGCAGCTCGTGCGACATCGCCTGCTCGATCGTGGCGCGCGCCAGGTAGATACCGGATCCGCGCGAGGGGATGACGTCCAGCTCTTGCTCGGCAGCTGCGCCATAGCGCTTGCGGAGCGATGCTTCCCACGCCGCCTCGGCCTCGGGTGACCATTTCTGGCCCGTGCGCAGGCAGATGCGCTGATAGAGGCCCTGGCGCAGCGCGTCCTTCAATGTCACGCGCTGCACCACGCCTTCGCGCTTGCCGCTGCGGATGTCCTCGATCAGCTCGTTATAGGGGTTGTCCGCGCCATTGTGGGTCGAGATGACCACCACCTTGCCGCCCCACATGGTGAGCGCCATGGCCGCGTCGAGCAGGTCGTTGAACTGGTCATGAAACGCGGCTTCATCGATCAGCACCTTGCCCTGCATGCCGCGCAGCGATCGCGGCTTGGACGACAGCGCGACGATCTTGTGACCTGACGGCAGATCGATGCGGAAAGCGTTGATGCCCTCATCCGATCCGTCGTTATGCAGGAATTCCTTCGGCTCGGTGGCCAGCTGGTCGAACGCCTGCAGGAAGTCCGCGCAATAGCCGATGAACTCGCGCGTCATGTCCTTGTTATAGGCGATGTAGAAGAAATCCTGCCCGCCCTGGGCTGGCGCAGCGGTCAGCACCGCGTCAGCCCCGAAAGCATAGGTAAGGCCCGTGCGGCGCGACTTTTCGCTGACGAACAGCTGATGCTGGTCGCTGAGCTGGATCGCCTCGATCTGATAGGGCATCAGCAGCGACGGGAGATCGTCGATTGGTGCAAGGGAACCGACCTTCGCGCTCATGGCCTGCGGCCCTTCCAGCGCTGGCGAGTGTTGCGCGCGCGGGGCGACGTCATCGGCTGCACCCAGGCAATCTCGCCCCTGGCGACGGACGCCAGCCATTCGCGAACGTCTGCCTGCCCGGACATGCCATCGAGCGCGACCAGGTCAAAGTGCAGCGGGATATGCGCGACGCGGCGGGGCCGGTAATGGTCCGACACCCGGATGATCCAGCAGCGCTCCTGGTTGTCGGCCAGGTGCACGTACTTGGTGCGAGAGCCCTTTGATGCGGCTGCTGCCCTGGTCGCGCGCGAGCATTTGATCGCCAGCACCCGGAAGCCGAACGGCTTGGCATCTTGCGCGATCGCGAACGCCAGCGACGCAATGTCGCCGGGGCCGTTCGCGCTCAGGCCAGCAACGATGCGGCGCGGCTCGGTCATCCCAGCCCCAGCGCCGCCTTGTAGGTGTCCAGGATCGCTGCCATTTCCTGCCGATCGTGCGGCTCCATCCTGCGGAGCTGCACGATCTGGCGCATGATCTTGGCGTCATAGCCCTGGGATTTGGCCTCGTTGTAGGTGTCGCGGATATCGTCGGCGACGCCCTTGCGCTCTTCCTCGAGCCGCTCAATGCGCTCGATGAACAGGCGGAGCTGGTCGTCGGCTCTGATGGCTTCACTCACGGTCTTTCTCCCTTCAGGCTTTGAGGCCGAGCAGCTTGGTCTTCACGGCCAGGATGGTTTCTTCGGTCGCGCCACGGCTGCGCAGCTCGCCTTCGGCTTCCCTGGCCGCGCGCTCGTTCTGCTCGAGGCGGATGGCGCGTTCGCGCTCGGCGTCGATCTTGTCGGCGACGACCAGGTCCTTCAGCGCCTTGATGAGGCCCATGGCATCGCCCAGCTCGAGCTTCTCCTGCCCCCCCATGCGTGCAGCGATGATGGAGAGATTGTTGCGCGCCAGGTGCAGCAGCATCCGGTTGCGCTTTTCGTTCTCGTCACCAAACTGGCCGTCGACGGCCTCGGCCATGCCGCGCACGGCCTTCTCGCGCTCCACCACGCGGTGCCAGTCGCGGCGGCGCTTGGCCCAGCGGCCCATGGACGATCGCGCGATTGTATGGCCGTGGCTCGCTGCCAGCTCGACCAGGGCATCGGTGGTGAACTTGCGCTTCACGGCCTCGTCCAGCTCGTCCTGGACGTCTGCCGGCAGTTCCTCGACGGAAGACCAGCGGGCCATGTCAGCGGCCTGTTCTGTGGCGATAGATGCCGTCGACGATCAGGCGACTGGCGGCGACATCCTCGCCGTCGGGCTGGATCTCGGCGAGCAGGTAGGGCGGAACATCCTCGATCCGCACGAAGCCTTCCTTCGCCAGCCAGCGCAGCTCCTCGGCAACGTCCCGGCGCGCGACGCGGTGCCCGACCTCGGCCAGCAGGGTCGCGAGGTGATGATCGTTATGTTCGCCGCCGATTTCGGCGAGGAGGTCGATGATCGCGCGGCGGACCAGCGGGCGGATGGCCGGGGCGATCATGACTTGCCAAGCCCTTGCTGGACCAGCGTATGCAGATAGTCATTTTGCGTCTCGAGCTGGTGCTGCATCGCCCTGACGGATGATTCCACCGAGCCGAGGCGGTCGCGAACGTCAGATATCGAATTCGCCAAGCCAGCGCGCGTCGGTTCCCGCTCAAGATCCCGCATCACGTTATCGATGCGGTTTTCATTAGTCGTGATCCGAGTGACCAGCCCTGACACTTGCTCGGTCAACGCTCGCAGCTCGGTTTCATGTTCCTTCAGATCGGCGCGGGACGGGAATTTGGTCTGGAGCCAGGCAAAGCCGCCGAGCAGGATCAGCGGGGTCATCGTGGCCGCGATCGGCCACAGTGTCTGGATGATCTGCCACCAGCTCACAGCAGAACGCTCCAGCATTCGGATCTGGAGCTGGTCGGGATGGCGGAATGCATTGGGTGGGCCTCATCGAAAAGCGATGAAGCATTGCTAAGCGGGATAGCTCGCGTGGATCAGGGTGAGCGAGCTTACCGGGACGTTCCGTCCCAGGGTTCGAACATTTCGATCTGGCGTGGGTCGCGCAACGAAGGGCGGCGCAATGGTTCGGCGTCTGCAGCCTCCCGGCTCCGGTTCACGAGCTGGGAAACATAGGTCCTGGCTGTGCCCAGGATCCGCGCCGCTTCGGCGACAGTCATATCGCCATTTCGCACGGATGCAATGATGGGCGCTCGGCGCGCCTCGGCCAGCGCTGCCCTGGCGACAGGAACATCGATCTCCTGACGCCCGTAGACATGGCTCATGGTCCTGGTCAGCCTGGCGTCGAGAACCTCGCGCAGGCAATTGCGCTCCGGATCGGCCGCCACATAGATCTTCTGGCCCCCAAAACGCTCGACGACCCGCAGGGCGTGATAGGCACCGATATGGTCTGCCATCTCCACCAGCTGATCGGGCCAGCGCCGCGTGACTGCGACATCGCGCGGGATCGGAAGATCCTCGAGCTTCATGCCAGGGAAATAGGCGACGGACATGGGGTCAGCCCTCCGCCTGCGCGCTGCGCGGCTTCTTGGCCCGCCAGCGCTGGCCGAGGAAGCGGATGGCTTCGTCCATCTCTCGCTCCGACCAGTGGTGCATGTTGGCGCGCGATCCGATCTCGCGCCGCGCCAGCTCGATCGGGAACACCATCACCTTGTCGGCGCAGAGCCGGTCGAGGCGCTGGAGAACAGCGACCCTGTCCGCATGGGCCTGGCTGAAGCCAGGGATCGAACCTTCCAGCGCGCGGACATCGGCATCGGTCGGCCAGAGGACACCGGCGCGGGTCGCGATGGCCTTCAATGCCTCGATCACCGAATGGGAATGGCGGTGATCGACAAAGCGCAGCGAAGCCAATCCGGTCTGCCGCTTGACGAAGGCGTTGAGCGCCGCGTCGCCTGGCTCATCGATTTCACCGAGCCAGTAAAGCGTCCACCAGAGCGCCCTGATCTTGCCCAGGTGCGGGCGATCGGCGCGGCCCGCTTTCCAGCCACCATTGAGTCCATCGAGCAGCTTGCCCAACTGGGCATCGGTCAGCCTGGTGAGCGAGCGCTGTCCGCTGATCTGCTCTATGCGATCGCGGCGCGCCTCTTCGTCCAAGCCGAGCCGGTTGCATGCGGCCATGATCGCGCGGATCTTGCGCGTGCGCGGATCGCTGCCGGGTGAGCGTGCAGCGCTCGTCGACCTGGACGGGGCGGTCATGGCTTGGCACCTCCGCGCTCGATCCGCAGCTCATTTCGGCGCTGCAGCTCCGCCTGCAACGCGTCGGTCGAGCAACCGCGAAGATCGACGGAGCCGCTATGGTCAACAGGCACATAGCGACCGTTGAGATCATCCAGCTTGCGAAGATAGCCATCACGGACCAGAGCCTGCAGACGGTTGTACATGCCTGCGGTCGACTTCAGGCCTTCGATCCGCATCAACTCGCGCACCATCGGCGGTCGGCGGTGCGCATCGATAAAGGCCCTGATGTTGTCGAGCGTGCGAAGTTGGTTCTCAGTCATTGACGGATTTCCATCTTTCGAGATTGCGGTGCCAGCACGCCCGCGCCACGCAGTTCGAGGTTGTCTCGGTGCAGAATCTGGTTCGTGGTGCGGCTGGCTTGGAAGCTGCGGATCAGTGCCCTGATGATTTCAGCGGAGCGTTTGTCGCCGCCGCGATCGAGGCGTGCGGCAAGAGCCTGCGCTTCGCGAAGACTGGCGCTGTGGCGTGCCATCAGTTCAGGCTCCCTGTCGCGGGAGTGAGCGCGGTATTCTGCCAGCGCACCGCCTCGGCCAGCATGTCGCAGAACTGGTCCAGGGCGTCGGGATCCAGCGCCATCGTGGTCTGGCGACCGTCTTCGACAAGCGAAAGAATGATCAGCGGGGTGCCGTTGATGAACTTGGTGGCGATGCCAGCTGCACAGTGCACAGTGTTGCCATTGGCATCCTGGATTGTCTGGGCAGGCCCAGAACAGACTGAGGCAGCCATGAACCGGATGGCGACACTGATCGGCACGCCTCGGGAAGGTGCGGTGGTCATGCTGCGCCTCCCTCGACATCGACCAGCTCGGGATCCGCCTCACGCTTGGCGGCGCGATCGATGAAAAATTGGTCGGCCTGGGAAACGGCAGCGCCCAGCGTGGCCAGGCGCTCGGCCATCGGATCATCCTCGCCCTTGCGCAGCGTCTTGATGATCGCCTGTTTGTCGAGCTCGAGCTTGGTGCGGATGTAGGGATCCGCTTTCTCTTCGAGCGCGGCACGGATCTTCTCGATGAAGTCCTCCTGGTTCACGCCTTTGGGCAGCTTGAGCGAGGGCGTATTGGTCCGCTCGCCGATGATGGCACCCGCCAGCTCGATCGACTTGCGCTTGCCTTCGGTCAGCTGATCCTTGGCGACGGCCCACCAGGCGCGCAGCTGTTTGAACAGTTCCTTCTGCGCCTGCTCGAGCGGGGCGACCATCGCATCGCGCGCGCCTTCGATCTGCTGGATCGAGGCATCGGCATCGGCCTTCAGCTGGTCGACAGTCGCCTGCATCGCCATGTATTTGTCGATCGTCGCGGTCGCCTCCTGGATGGTCTGGGGCGCAATCTGTGTGGGGGCCTTGCGGCGGGCAGCAGCCATGGTCAGTTCCTTTCGGCTTCGGGATCGGTGGGGGTCGGGATGTCGGGCGAAACGAGCGGGATCGCGGTGCCGCACAGGGCGCATTCGGCCATGACGCGACCGACCTCCCACTGGCGACCGCCGCAGCCGGGGCAGACATTGTCGCCGGTGCTGCGGTAGAGCACGAGATAGCCGCGCTCGCCCTGGACGGCGCGATAGTCGGTGCAGACTGTCATGATGCTGCTCCTGCAGATGCGGTGACGACGATGAGGGCGGTGCCCAGGACGATCGCGGCAGCGGTGGGCAGCACCACGGTCAGCATGAAGCTGAGCGGGGTGAAGCCCTGCTGGCCGATCTTGGCGATCAGGCGGCGCACGCTTCGGTCTCCTGCAGGCGCGCCTCGCTGGCGATGTCGGTGTTGTTCGGGCAGTTGGGGCAGGCCCCGTCATACAGATGCTCGAAGGTGTTCTTCGGGGCACCCTTGCGGCGGCGGTTGTTCATGCAGGAGGCGAGCGGAATGCTTTCATTCCAAACCGGGCAGAGAACATCCTCGTTGCCCCAGGCCGCGCGGACAAGGCGCTCCGCCTCCTCATAGCTGCCTGCATAGTCGCGGTTGATGATCCGGCTGACATAGCTGGCGTTGCGGCTGATCTTCTCGCCCGCCTTGCGCTGGTTGGTCGCATCCGCGGCGGCTGCGAGGAGCCTGACCCAGCTGGGCATCGCCTCGCCCCAGGCGGCGGTTGCCCGCTCGATATTGGTCAAGGTAACCTTAACGGGCATGGTTAACGCTCCTGGTCAAAAAAAGGGGCGACAGGCTTGCGTCGCGCCTCGATCGGCATGTGCAGCTCGGCTCCGGAATTGTGGTCGAGCAGGCGGGTGTGCGGCTGGCCGTTGATCGACGCCCTGCCGGTCGATGGGTGGTGCGGGCCGGTATCGAGCACGATCCGGTAGCGGCGATGCGGTTCGCCCGGCTGGTCGAGGCGCTCCAGAAAACCTGCACGCACCAGCTGGGCGAGATATGCGACCGTCGATTTCTCCGTCGCCTCAGCGGCAATCAGCAGCATCGGCAGATCAAAGACCTTCAGCACCCGGATGGCTGTCCAGATGCGCTGGCGCATTGAGCGGGGCGTAAAGCGCTTGGGCAGCTTCTTCGCAGCCCGCATGGTCGGCGGCGCGTCCTGCGCTGCGGCAATCTTGGCCATCTGGAAAAGTCCTGTTCGTTCGATCGAGACGATCAGCCCGTCCTTCTTCCAGGCGCGCAGCTGCCTAGCGACGGTCTCGACGTCGATGTCGGTGCGTCGCACCAGGTCGGTGATGGAGAGTGGCTCAGCGGCGTAGCGCAGGTGGCTCCACAGGCAGGCCTCGGGATCCGGCGCGCGCTGGGGGTTGAGCCGCCGGGGCGTGATGAAGTTCATGCGTAGGCTCCCTGGATGCGCCGGGCTTGAACATCGCCGGTCATGATCGGGCGGTTGCCCCACCATGCGAGATCCGCATGGTCCTGGCCCGAGGCCAGCGCTTCCCGCTCCGCCTCATTGAGGTTGTTGACGATGCGGCGGGTGCAGCCCTTGCAAGCTTCCAGGAAGCGCAGCGCCAGATCGTCGCTGACCCGGACGCGGCGGCAATAATGGTCGCGCAGCTTCAGCGCGTCCTGCTGGGTGGCGGGCTGCGCAGCTGTCATCACCCTGATACGGTTGTCGAAACGCTCCCATTCCTTCAGCTTGGATGGCAGCGCCTCCTCGCCGATCATCATGATGGCGATTGCGGTCGCATCGTGAATGTCGCGGATGATTTCGACCGACTGGCGCTTCACCAGAAAGTCCATCTCGTCGATGACCAGCGGGCGGGGATGGATGGTCAGCTGCTCGATGATCTGGTCGAGGATGGCGGGTGCGGTGCGCGCCAGCTTCACGATGCCGAGCGAGGTGGCGATCGCCTCGAGCAGCGTGCGCTGAGTCCAGACCGATTTGGCGCAGACATAGCTGGCGTTGGTGCGCGCAGCGGCGAAGGCCGCGCCGACCGATTTGCCATAGCCGGAATAGCCGTAGAGCAGGCCGAGCCGGGGCGAGTCCCGGTTGCCAGCCATGCAGTCCATGATGGTGCGCAGAGCCAGGCCCATATTGGTGAGCTGGGCCTGTCCACCGACGATCGGCGCTGCCGCTCCTGTTGTCAGCGGGAGGTGGCTATCACCTCCGCTTGAAACTGCGCTGCTGTGGGTCATGGGTCGTCTCCTCCTTTTCTCGGGATCAGCTGGCCTGGCCCGACACGCGGTCGGGTCCTGCGGTGTCGGTGGGCACGGCGCGCGGTGGGCGCGGCTCGAACTCTGCGATCATGATTTTTTCGACCTGGTATTCGGTCGACGCGGCATAGGCGCGGGCCGCGCGCAGGGCGCTTTCATCGACCGGCTCGCCGCGTCCCGCCGCGCCCAAAATGGCGTCGGCACGCGCGACCTTTTCGGCGGTGGTGAGCTCGGCCAACGGACTCGGGTCGCTGGCGATCGCGGGGCGCGCAGGGCGCGCGGGCTTGGGCGCGGGCGGCATGGCGATGCTGTCGATCGCCGCCGTCGTTGCGCGGTGCGTTGGCATCGGCAGCGAGGTGACCTTGCCAGCGGCCTCGGCATCCGCGCGCATGATGTCCTGCGCGGCGCGATCGATGCTGTAACGGCGCATGCGGTCGCGCATCTCCGCGCGCTGCACCTTCATCCACTGGTCCTGATGCTGCCGCGCCTGTCGCGCGAAATCCTGCTGGCTCAGGCCTGCGCGCTCGTAATTGACGGCGACGTCGATGAAGCGGCTATCCTCGTCAAAGACGAACAGCGCGCCCATGTCGTCCTCGTCGCGGCGCACCAGCACGGTCTGGCCGACATAGGCGGCGAGCGCCGCGCACCAATAGCGCCCGCTCCTCCACTGGATGCCACGCTTACCGACCATGCGCGGTCCGACATCGGCGGAGAGCGCGATGCGAAGAACATCCTCGCCAGGTGCGGCAGCGGCGCTCGCCGGTGAGCTTTGCCACTTTGCCATCGGCGTCATCTTGAGCGAGCTGTGGACGGTCAGATGGTAGACGCCATCCGTCCAGGCATCGATCGCGGCCTGCAGCTCGGCGGCTGACATTCCGGCCTCGATCACGGCGCGCCCGGTTTCCTTGCGGGCGCGGGCACGCAGGGCCTGGGCCTCGGCGACATTGTGACCGATAAAGCCCGGATAGATCTCGGCGCGCTGGCGGGTGAAGGTTCCGAAGACGCGCTCGATGAAGGGCTTGCGCTCCGGGCTGGCGGGAGGGCACGGGCGATGCTCGATACCCAGGATCTCCAGCGCGCTGACGATCGAGCGGTTGATGAAGCCGCTGCCCTGGTCGGTGATGATCGCCTCGGGCATCACACCCCAGGCGCGGATCGTGCCGATCAGAAGATTGCGGACGCTCTGCGCGCTTTCGGAATCGCACACCACGAAGCGGACACGGCGCGAGAAGCGGTCGATCAGGCCCAGCACAGCCTTGCGGCCATCAGTCGTCATCACGTCTGCCGGGGTCGTGTCGATCTCCCAGATCTGATGCGCGGCGGTGACCGTCGCCGACATATTGCCGATCGAAACGCGGTGCTTGCCCTTGAACTGGTCGGGGTTCCGGAACGAAGCGATCAGCGCTGTGCGCCGCTCCTCGAATTCCTTGATGAACCGGCGCAGCGTCCTGCCGGTGGGCAGATCGCTGAAATCGGCGCGCAGGGCGTCCAGTATGACGGTCGACGAGAGCTTGCGCTGGCAGAGATAGGCCTCGACCGCCTCTGCAACCTCGGGGTGCTCGTCCCACCAGCTCGGCCGACCGCGACCGCGCCGGTTCTCATTGGCTGCGCGCGGCGTATCCGATCGCTTGGCCGCTTCGCGCGCCAAGAGGTCTGCGCGCGCCGCCTCGGGCAGCGCTGCGATGGAGAAATGCCGCCCGCCCAAGGTGGCCGGGCGCTCGAGATATTCCCAGCCTTCAGCCAGGGCGCGCTCGCGGATGCGATAGGCAGAGCGTGGCAAGCCATCAAGCTTGAGGTCTGCGATCTGCTGCGCGGTCAGGTGCGTCTGGACCTTCATGCGGGGTCGCCCCCGATCCGCCGCAGCAGCTCGATATGCGCCTGGACATGGCCCTTCAGACGGGTGCGGATGTCCTTGCCGACAGGCAGGCAGTCAATGGCGACCGCGATCGCTTCGGCTGAGGCGATGGCCGACGCTGTCGTGGGTATACCCATGATCGCATGAAAGTCAGTTTGGGAAACGGCACCGCTCCTGACGGTGCACAGGAACCCGAACATGTCGCCCAAGGCGGGGTGGTACTGCCGATTGAAGACTGCGACCTCGCAAGCGGATGCTAGCGCCTTGGCGCGTTGCTCGCTGCGACGGAAGCGGATCAGGTTCTCCTGGCTTGCACCTTCAAGGTCGCGAGGAAGCAATTCCGGGTCGATTTCGAGGAATGTCCACCACGCCCAGCAAAAGCTGCGCACATCGCGCTCAGCGCCAGGCACCATTCTAAATCCATCATCACCCGGTGTCCTGATTTGGAATGGAACAAAAACGGTGCGATCTAGGTACGCATTGTGGTAGGTGGTATTCATGCAGCCGCTCCCGTCACGATTGCGCGGGGCTTGCGGTCATAGTTCTGGGCGGGTTGCGGACGCTTTCGCTTCCCGTCGGCATGATATCGAGAAGGCCAAATGGTATGAGCAGGCACGCACAGGAAGCCGGAAATGGCCGCTTCTGCCGCCTTGTGGGGATAGATCAGGGCAAGCGAAATAAGGCGCTGGTCAATTTGACAGCGGCGACCCAGCGACGTCAGGGTTTCACCGCGTTTGCGGATCGCTGCCTTAATATCCTCGGGGTGCCAGTCCATCCCATATTCCTCAACGGTGTTCGATGAGCATCAATACTGATGATACAGAATGTGTCAACAGCATTCAGGATTCGACAAGCGGATTTTGGGACGAAGCTGCGCGTGCGCGCATTCGAGCGCTAATCCAGGGACGCGGATCCCAGGCTGAAATCGCAAAGATCGCTGGGATGTCGGCCAGCAACCTCAGCCACCTGCTTTCTGCGAAGGGCGGCGAGCCAGGCGTTTCCAAGCTCGCCGCGCTCTGCAAGGTGCTCGGGGTGTCGATGGATTACGTGCTGACCGGCGTAGGCTCCGCTGGGTCTATCAACCCGATAGATCGAGCACCTGTGCCCTGGGAGACGTTCTCGGTCCCCGCGTTGCATGATGTTGAGGCCTCTGCCGGCGATGGCTCGCTGGTTCCCGTTGCTCAGTTGGACCATGCTTCGATCCGATTCCCCGAGGCCTGGTTGCGGGAGAATTTCGGCCAGGTCGCTGGTTTGCGGCTGCTGAAGGTGAAGGGCGACAGCCAGGAGCCCGATCTGCGCGACGGTGACTGGATCATGATCGACATTCAGCGCGCAACGCTGGAAAATGGCCTTTTCGTCCTGACTCTGGATGAAATGCTCATGGTGAAGCGTGTGCAGCTAGAGGGCGCGGCGATCGCGCTGACCAGTCGCAACGAGGTTTACCAGCCTGTCAGGATTGACAAGCGCGAGTACGACGAGCGCGTTCGGTTAATCGGTCGCGTTGTGTGGACGGGCAAGATGCTATAGCTTCCGACGAGTTATTCGGGAGAGAGAATAGTGTTATCGTTAATACTCGCACTGGCTGCACAGGTAATTTCGCCTTCGATATCGCAGGCCGAAACCGAACAAGCAGCGATCCAGGAACATGCTGAACACGACATTGACCTGTGGCAGGGTCTTCGAACAGGAATGACGCCTCAGGAGGCTGCTGCGGTGCTGTCCACCGTAGAGTCGGTGCGGAAGGTGAAGGTCGTTAATGAGCGAAAGCCAAACGACCCCAGGCGGGTGGATATCAGTTACGACGGAGAGGGCTACGTCGTGGCCGGCGTGCCTTTCCAGATCGGTGCGACCTTTGCATCGGGAAGGCTTGGTCAGGCAGTTCTGCAGAGCGGTGAGTTGTGCGCGTCCACGTTCCCTGAAACATTCCAACCAATTCGGGACGGGCTAGCCAAAAAATATGGCGAACCCGCATTTGAGGCTGGCGAGCTCAACGAGCTCGAGATTTTGATCGCGCTGGGAGAGAGCGCGCGCCTCGGAAGGCCAGTTCGCAAGATTGCTGGGTATCGCAGCGGTTCTGTTGCGGCATTGGTGGATTTGACAATTAGCCGTGAGGCGCGGCTGCTCCCCCCTTATGGTATGGGAAAGATGGCGAGGGCCGTTTGGGAGTTTGCGGAGTCCGAGCAGCGGCGGAAAATGCTTGCCTGCCCCGGTAGCAGTGGACTCGATCGCGCCATGATCACGATTATCTATCTGCCAGCTCGCGAGCTAGATGCAGCGATCGCGGCAGCTCAGGAGGCATCGAAGCGAGCCGCCGAAGACACCAGTGGCAAGCTATAGGCGACCATGCCCGGCCAATCCATCCAACCCGATTTAAGCCCCGTGAGGCGCGATCTCTGTCCCGACCCTAGCGAGGATACCCAAAAGCCTGCCACCATGCATGGACAGGCTGCCCATCGCGAAATTCGGGCAAGTCTTTTGCCATGAGCCAATCGAGGCTACCGGCGCAACCTATGCCGCCCGATCATCTACCTCCCGAATGAAGTCTAGGATGAGCAGTCGGGCCAGTTTGCCATTTTTGTATCCTCGCCGCGCGAGCACCTCAATCCTCGCGCGCTTTTGTGCTGCGATGGTGTATGGGTTGGATTCCTGGTCGAACACCGGGTCCTGCACTTCGGCCATCATGAAGCCATCCCGGTCAGGGTTTTCGATGCTTAGTCCGCTGGTATGGAAGCGGAACCCATCGGTGGCGACAATCTCATTGGCAGGCGTTGCCCAGTCCAGGCGTTGGGATTCGCGGATGGCGTCTGCATCTTCCTTGTTCACGAATACCGCTTCGGCCCTGCCTGCCTTGAACGAAGCATTGTCGACGGACCTTCCAATTGGCGCGACATAGTCACTCGCTGCTGCACCGCTACCGGCGATCGCTGCGCGCAGAATATCCTGGAGCCCCATGGCCTCCTCGTGTCGACGCTGGTCCATCTGGTCTACCGTTTTCAAAGCGTCACGTTGGGTCACTGCCATGGCTTCAAGTGCAACCCGATGCATCTCCGCCATCTTGTTTATCGCGATCTCCACGGCGTCATCCCTACCTTTGAAGTGATCGCGCACAGCCGAAACGTAGTGAGCTACAATTTCCGGACCGATTGCAGAAAGGATTGGAATTCCAATCCCCAGGAGGTCTGACGCCTCCTGAATAACCTGAGGCACCGTCACACTGCCGGCTTCCGGTTCACGGGCCTTGAGCAATAGCGGCGCGCGCTCCCCGCGCTTGGGCAAGCGCTCCTGCGAGAAAATGATCAGACAGTCTGAAACCATCCGATCAAGCCCTTGAAGGGACAGGCCGAACAATTTGGCGTCTATCGTGTTTCGCCTGGCATCGCCTCCATCATATGTGACGGAAATAGCATCTTCACTCATAGGCACCCCCAATGTTCTGGAGGCAACCTTAACCGTGGACAGTTCGATGTTTGAGTCCGAAAGCTACAGTCTCCCCGATATGGAGCAATCTCCGGTGATCAGCCCTCCGCGTCCAGCATACCCCTTGTCGCCAGGAACGCGCAGAAGTGCTGCCCGCTCTGCATTTTCAGCACCTCCACATTTTCCCTGGTGAACGTGTCGAAGGCCAAGGCGAACTTGCCCGCAGCGCTGCTTTCGTTGATCGTCAGGGTGTAGCTGCCACCCTTCTTTGCTTTGGTCGCAATGAACTGCCCCTGCATGTCGAGGGCCAGGGCGATCTTGCCGGCATCGTTGTCGCGGCCCAGCTGCACCGCCATGGGGTGGCGATCGCGGTGCATTGCAAGCTTGGTAGCGAGGCCAGCGCCGATTTTGATGGTGATGTAGCGAGCGATCTTGCCGCCCCTGGTGCCAAGCTTGCGCGGCTGGACCAGGACACCATCGTTTGGCAGGGTGACCGTCGTCTTGACCGGGCCGACATAAGCTATCGTGTCAAAAGCCATTTTCGTCTCCTGTGGAAGTCCGACCAGGAGAGATGGCCTCATGCATCGCGCTTGCCTTTTCGCCTGATCCGGGCCAGACGATAGCTGCCTGATCGATCCGGAGCCGGGTAAGCTAGCTTACCCCGATGGGCGCTGCGGACCCGGCCTAAGCCATGGTCCATGGATCAGGCAATTTCCTTCAGCAGCGGCGCGGGCACCATCCGCATTTTCAAGCCGGGCAGCTTCACGTCGGTCGACGGGAGCCGCCACAGCTTTTCACGTGACGACCTGGTGCAGGCCGCTGCCGCCTATGACGCGGAGGGCGACCCCGCGCCGCTGGTCATCGGCCACCCGCTCACCGATCATCCCGCCTATGGCTGGGCAACCGGCCTGCGCCTTGAAGGCGATCAGCTGATCGCAGAGGTCGACAAGGTCGCGCCCGAATTTGCCGAGGCCGTCAATGCAGGTCGGTACCGCAAGGTCAGCGCCTCGTTCTACCCGCCCACGCACCACGGCAATCCCAAGCCCGGCAAATGGTACCTTAAGCATATCGGCTTCCTGGGTGCCGCCGCCCCCGCCGTCAAAGGCCTGGGCACCGTCTCGCTCGCCGAGGGCGACGCCGACGGCCTGGTCAGCTTCGCGCTGCACGAATCCCCCGACAACGATCCCAGCCAGGAGACTTCCAACGTGACCACCAAGACCGACGACAAGCCTGTCGATTTCGCCGAGCGCCAGCGCGAGCTGGACGAGCGCGAGGCCGCGATCAAGGCGCGCGAGGACGCCGCGATCAAGGCGGCGCGCGATGCCCGCCATGCCGACCATGTGAGCTTTGCCGAGGGCATGGTTTCCCAGGGCACGCTCGCCCCCGCTGGCAAGGCGCTGCTGGTCGGCGTTCTCGACCAGCTCGGCGAGGCGAGCGAGCCGGTGAGCTTCGGCGAAGGCGATGCCGACACGATGCCGCCCGCCGCCGCGCTCAAGAAGCTGCTGGGCGGCGCGAAGCCGCTGGTGAGCTTTGCCGAGCTGGCCCCGAAGGATAGCGATCCCAAGGCCAAGGTCGCCAGCTTCGCCGCGCCTCCGGGCTATTCGGTGGATCCCGCCCAGGTCGAGCTCTTCAATCGAGCGAAGGCGATCCAGGCCGAGAAGCCGGACATGGCCTGGATGGACGCCGTTCGCCAGGCCCAGGTCTGACGTTCGCGCGCTGATGCCGCCGCAGGGCTGCGCTTCCTGACTGGCGCGCAGCCCGCTTTCAACCCCGTTTCAACCTGAAGGAAACCCCGATGCAGAGTACCCCGATCTTCTCCCCGACGGTCATCGCTGCCGCCGCGCTGGCCGCCAATCGCTTCGTCACCTTTGCCGGGGCCGTTTGCGGCGCAGGCGCGAAGGCGCTGGGCGTCGCGCAATATGCCGCCGCCGCTGGCGATGCGGTCGCCGTCAATGTGCTGGGCACCACCAAGGTGGAAGCAGGTGGCGCGATCGCGGTCGGCGGGCCGATCAAGTCCGATGCTGCGGGCAAGGCCATCGCCCAGGGCGGCAGTGGCGAGATCCTGGGCTACGCGATCGAGGCCTCGCCCGGCGACGGCAAGATCATCGAGATGCTGCTCACCCCGTAATCCGCGAACCCCAGCGGGCAGGCGCGCGCTGCCTGCCCGCTGACCCTTCACCACCGGCGCAAATCCAATTTTCGGAGATCCATTTCATGACTGTCGGCCAACAGATGAACGCTGCCCAGGCGCGCGTTGTCGATCCCATCCTGACCAATCACGCTCGCGGCTACACCAATGCCGAGATGATCGGTCGCTTCCTTTTCCCCACGGTGACCATGCCGACGCGCGCGGCCAAGCGGATCGAATTCGACCGCTCCAGCTTCCGTCGCCGCCGCACCCGACGCGCGCCTGGTTCGCCGATCGCCCGGCTCGAATTCGGCTTCGAAGGCAAGGCGGTCAACCTCCACCAGGAGGCGCTGGCGAGCGTCGTGCCGATCGAGCACCAGGAAGAGGCCGGTTCGGTGCCCGGCATCAACCTGCAGCAGACCGGCGTGGATACGGTGCTGGCCGTGATCGCCATGGAAAAGGAAATCCAGCAGGCAAGCGTGGCGCGCAACGCCTCCAGCTACGCCGCGTCCAACAAGGCTGCGCTCAGCGGCACTTCCAAATGGTCGAGCGTCGATAGTGATCCGCTGAGCCAGGTGTCGGATGCCAAGGAAGTGATCCGCAGCCGCATCGGTCGGCGTCCCAATACGCTGGTGCTCCCCGGCAAGGGCTACAGCGCGCTGCAGAAGCACCCGAAGATCAAGGATCACTTCAAGTACACAAACGCCTCGGCAGTCAGCGTTCCGATGCTGCAGACGTATTTCGACATCCCGACCGTCGTGGTCGGCGATGCGATCTACGACACCGATGACACCACGACCGTGGATGTCTGGGGAACGGATGCGATCCTGGCGTGGGTGCCGCCCGAGGGCATGCGCGCCATGCCGCTGCCGAGCTACGGCTACACCTATCAGCTGGCCAATCACCCGCTGGTCGAAGCTGTCGAATGGGATGGCGACATCCGCAGCTGGAAGAACGCCGTGCTCGACGAATTCTCGGCCGAGCTGGTCGGCGCGGACGCCGGCTTCCTGTTCCAGGCCGCATTCTGATCCTGTGGTGCAGCCTGGCGTGAGGGGCGGGTTTCCCTGTTCACCCGCCCCTCACGTTTCCGCTTCCTGACTGTCTGGAGACACCCATGCCCCTTTACGTCGTTCTCACGCGCCTGCTCGGTCGCGAACCCAATGGCGAAGATCTGCCCGGCTCGGTCATCGAGCTGGACGAAGACGATGCGCTCGAACTGGTCGCACTCGGCGCGCTCGAGCCTGCGCCCGAAGGGGCCGTCGCCACCGATGGGTCCGACCCGATCGATGCCGCATTGGCACCGCTCACCGTCAAGCAGTTGAAGGCGCTCGCTGCAGAAGCTCAGCTCGACCTGGGAACTGCAAGCAAGAAGCCGGATATCCAGCAGCTGCTGGCTGACAGCGTCGATCGCGATGATGCCGATCAGGTCGCCGCCTTCATTGTGATGGCCGAAACCGCGAAGGCCAGCTGATGTCTGTCATCCGCCGCCTCAAGAGTCCGCAGGAGACGCTGGTCGAGGATCTGGGGCTTGCCCAGGCGATCGTCAGCGTCACCAGCGAGGCGCGCGGGCTGGTCAGCGGGTCTGCGTCGCTCGATCTTGATGATGCGATCGTGGCGGGGCGCGCCAGTCTGAGCATCGGCGGTGGCAGCGACGGAGAACTCTACCTCATCACCGCGCTGCTCGATACCATCGGTGGCGATCGGGACACCCAGATCGAGCTGGCCGTTCTGGACGGCAGCTGGACCATGCCGGGCGGCGGTGCACCGATGTTGTCGATCGAGGCCTTTGTCGATCGCTTCGGCCTGGACGAGATCATCCTGCTCACCGATGCCGGCGACGGGCGCATCGATCGCAAGATGCTGATCGGCGCTCTATCCGACGCGCAGGCGCAGGCCGAGGCCTATCTGGCCGACCGGTACACGCTGCCGCTCGCCACCGTGCCGCAACTGGTCGAGATGGCGATCGCAGACATCGCGCGTGCCCGGCTGTATCGCCGCGAGCTGCCCAAGAACGTCGAGGATGCCCAGAAGATCGCGATGCGCAATCTCGAGGCGATCGGCAATGGCAAGATCAAGCTCGGCATTCCGCTGGCCCCGTCAACCAGCTCCGACCCCGTGCTGATCGCGCCAGGTCGCCCGGTCTACGGCGATCGTCTCAAGGGCTATGTCCGGTGAGCGCCGCGACCATCAACCTGTTCGACCAGCTCACGCCCGCGCTGCAGCGCGCGATCGAGGCCGTCGGCAATCTCAGCGCCCCGATGGCCGAGATCTCGGTCGATTGGCTGGAAGCGACCCGGACGCGGTTCAACCAGCAGGTCGATCCCATGGGCGTGCCATGGAAGCCTCGGCGCGATACTGAAAACCCGAACCCGTTGCTGGTGGAACGCGGCGATCTGCGCAACCAGCTCGACAACGCTTCCGGCACGGACTTTGCCGAGGTCGGCGTCCAGGCGACGGGCGGCCCGGCCATTTATGCTCGCGTGCATAATGAAGGGGCGACGATCCGGCCCCGCACCGCAGGTGGTTTGCGCACGCCCTTTGGCGTCTTTGCGCAGATCGTCATTCCCAAGCGCCAGTTCATCGGTGCTTCCGACGCTGACCAGGCCAATGCTGTCGCCATCCTGACAGACCATCTGAAGGCCGCTTTCAATGGCGATGCAGGGGGTGATCAATGATCGCTCTGCAACCCATCGTCGACCAACTCAAGCCGCTGCGCAACCTGGCCAAGCATGTCGACGGCGCGATCGAGTTCGCCTCGCTGCGCACCGCACCCACGGTGCTGCCCGCCTGGTACGTCATCCCGACCCGCGAGACCGCAAGTCAGAATGAGCGGACCAGCACGATCCACCAGCGGGTCGACGTGCGCTTCCAGGTCGTCGTCGTCCTTTCTGCCCAGGCACGCAACCAGGACAAGGTCCGCGAGGATCTGAAGACCCATGTCGATGCGATCACCGGCGCGCTGCTGGGCTGGAAGCATCCCGAGGCCAATGGCGAGTGCCATTACGACGGCGGCGCGCTGCTGGTTTCCGACGGCCAGCGGATCGCCTGGGCTGTCCAGTTCCGAACATCCCGCACCGAAAGGAAGATCTGATGAAAGGCCCCAGAAAGCCTGCCGATGACCCCATTGCCGCTGCCACCGCGAAGCCCGCGCCGCAGCCGACCGCCTCAGCAGAAGGCGTCGAGAAAGCCGCGAATGAAGGGGATGCCGCGACGGCCCCGGTGAGCGGGCTTACCCCCACGTCCAACCCGGTTCGCAATGCATATGGCCTGGAACTGGACCGGTTCGGTCTGCCTGTCAACGGCCCGGCGCGCGCAGCGGTGCTGTCGACGATGGAGATCGCCGACCCGGCACTGGAGCCGGGTGAGTGGGATTTTCGCGACGGCGAGCGTGCCGCCAAGGTGATGGAGAAGATTTATGGTTGATGTCCGCCGCGTCATCGCAGCCAAGCCTGAAGCCACTTACGGCACCGACAGCATTCCGACGCTGGCCGATGATGCCATCGTCACGCGCAACTATTCGATCGTGCCGCTGGAGGTCGACCAGCTGCAGCGCAACCTCGACAACCGGGCCTATGGCGCGACCAAGGGCAAGCCAACCAACAAGCGCATGCGATCGTCCTATGAGGTTGAGCTCGCAGGAAGCGGCACTGCAGGCACCGCGCCGCCCTGGATGAAGCTGCTTGCAGCCTGCGGCATGGCCGCGCCGACGCTGGTCGCCACCACTTCCGCTACCCAGAAGTTCGCCGCCGCAGGAGCGGTGCCTGGCTCGCTCAGCGAGTACAGCTGGGTCGATAACCAGCAGCGCAAGATGATCGGCGCGCGCGGGACCTATTCGCTCGATTTCACGGCGGGTCAGTTGCCGTTCGCCAATCTGCAGTTCACGGGTCTGGTGCCCGTTGCCAGTCCGCGCGTCGTGGCCGCACCGACAGGCGCGGATTTTACCGACTGGCAGGAACCGCTCGAGGTCAACAACGCCAACACGATCCTGATGCTGGACGGCTTTGCTGCCGTCACGCGGTCGCTCACGATCGATGCCGGCGTTTCGGTGAACCTGCGCAACCTGATCGGCGGGCGCTATGTGCGCCGTGGCAACCACAGCACTACCGGCAGGCTGATGATCGAAGCGCCATCTTCGGCGACAAAGGATTATCTCGCGTCGCTCGATGATGGGGCGCTGATCCCGATCACGCTGACCCATGGCACCGTCGCCGGCAACATCCTCGAGATCAGCGCCACGAAGGTCCAGGTGACCAACATCACCGAGTCGTCCGAGGACGACATCCTGATGTTCAACATGGATCTGCTGTTCACCACGGACGGCGGAGCCGACGACCTGGTCATTACCGCGAAATAACCCCGCAGCTGAAGACTCGCTCAGCGGGTCGCACGGGGGTGAGTGGTTCGCTGCTCACCCCCACACCATCAAGAAACAGGAGATACATGATGTTCAAGCTAGTCAAGGAACGCCTGGTCTGGTGGCCGGTCACGGTCGCCACCCCCGCCGATGACGGCAATGTCGATGAGCAGACATTCAGCCTGAAATTCCGCGTTCGCGATGTCGACGGCAACCGCCAGCTGCTGGCCAGCGCTCCGGCGATGGCGACCGGCGATGCGGGCGAGAAGCCGCTGTCTGAGACCTATGCCGACTTCGTCGAGCAGCTCGCCACCGATTGGAAGGACGTCGCCGAGGAAGGCGCGAAAGACGCGCTGCCTTTCAGCCGCTCCAATCTGGTCGAAGTCATGAAGGTGCCCGGCGCATTCATGGCCGTGCTGGAAGCCTATCGGAGTTGCTCGCTGGGCGAGAAGGCGACGCGCGCGGGAAACTGAAGGCGCTGGCGGCGCGCTGGGCGGGCGGTCGCGGCGGCGCTGTCATGGCCGACGATGCGGCGACCGCCAATGCCAAGCTGCCTGCCTGGATGAAGCGCAAGGAAGAGAAGGATGAAATTCAGCTGCTGCCAGACGAAGCGGACACGGCGCAGCTCTTTCTCGCGCTCGGCACGCAATGGCGACGGCACGCGATGACGGGCATGTGCCTTGGCCTTGATTATGGCGTGATCCCGCCGACTGCGCAGATGCTGGGCATCGCGCTCAATCCCGAGCGTTTCCTCGACCTGCGCATGATGGAACAGGCCGCGCTCGAACAGATTGCCAGGAAGGCCGCACGATGACGCTTGTCGTTCGCGCGAGGATCGAGGTCGACAAGGGCAGTTCCCAGGCGGATTTGCGCCAGGCGTCCGAAGCGGTCAAACAGGTTGGCGATGCCAACCGGGATGCGGCCACTGGCGCGGCAGCGCTGACTGCCGCCACCAACACCATGTCCGCTGCGCAACGGGGCGCTGCAGAGGCTGCGCGCACCGAAGCTGCGGCCCAGAGCCAGGTGATTGAAAGCCGGCGCGCGCTGCAGCAATCGCTGGCAGGCTTGGTTCAACAATATGACCCGCTGACCACGGCCCAGAACCGAGCCCAGGCAGCACTGGCCGAGCTAAATGCGCTCGAGCGCCAAGGCATGGTCGGTCGCGAGGAAGCCCTTGTTCTCGCGCGCAACATCGGCGCTGAGTACGATCGCACCGCCGAAGCCATCCAGCGCGCTGGCCTGGCTACGCGCCAGAATGCCGAGCTGACAGAGGACGACACTCAAGCGAAGGTCGCCAACGCCGCTGCCGTAGGGCGGCAACGCGCGGCGTATCAGCAGCTGGGCTTTCAGGTCCAGGATGTTTTCCAGCAGATCGCACTCGGCATCAATCCGCTGGTGATCCTGGCCCAGCAGGGCGGCCAGGTGACCAGCGCGTTCGCGCTGATGGGCGACACGCAGCAAGGCACGCAAAGCAAGTTCACGCGGTTCATGACGTTTCTGTCAGGTCCCTACGGCGCGGCTATCCTCGGCGCGGTCACCATCGGCGGGCTGCTGATCCAGTCGCTTTTTGAACAGGGAGAAGCGGCTGAGGAGGTAACACTCGCCTCTGACGGACTGGCCGAAGCGCAGACGGTGTTGGCGAAGATTTTCGATACCAGCACTGGCGCGATCAAGGCGAATACCGAAAGTCTGAGGCTCAACGCCATGGCCCAGGCGATGAACCTGAAGGCCAAGGCGCTCGCCGATCGGGAGGAGGCCAACAAAACCATCGACGGTGTCGGCTTGTCATTTGGTCGCCTGTTCCGGTTCGACAGCGAGTCGATCAACGATCCCGTTGGGCGGACCCGTCGGGAGCAGAACAGCGCTCGGGCGCTCCAAGGCGCGCTCGACAATTATCGACGCGGCAATCTCAGCTCAACCCAGGCGTTCGAGATCATCCAGCGCATCGACGTGACCGGTCTCAACACCACGCAGATCGAGGCGATTAATGCGCTGACAAAACTGGTCGGTGCAGATGCGTCAGAAACCACGGCTGACAAGATCCTCAAGTCGATCGATACCGGCGTTCTCGACCCTAGCTTTCGGACAGAAGGGCCAAAGGGACGGAAGCCGCCGAAGGACACTTCTGCCGAGAAGGCAGCGCGCGAGGCCCAGCGCCTGCTCGACTTCACGGATGCAGCCGAGGAGCGCGTCCAGCGGATCAACGAGCAGTTCAACGAGCAGCCGCGCCTGCTCGACCAGGCTGCGAAGGCGAGCCGCGAGCTGGATGATATCCAGAAGGACGTCGAAAAGCGGCTGAAGGACCAGCCCGGCAAGGTCAAGGAGCTGACTGCCGCGATCAAGGATGCACGCGGCGCGGTCGAAGATGGCCTATTGCGGCCCTTCCGCGAAATGGAAGAGGCGGGCGACCGGCAGCTCGAGCAGATGATGCTCGTCTTGCAAGGCCGCGAGGCCGAGGCCGAGGCGCTGCAGCGGATCCAGCAGTTCGAAGAGCGCAATGGCGCGATGACGATCGAACAGCGCGAAGCCATCCTCGCCCAGGTCGAGGCCGAGCGCGAAATCAACATCCTGATCGAGGAACGCAACCGCAAGCTTTCGATCTACCTGACGACGATCGACGACGCGCGCGGTGCGCTCGAGGACCTGCTGTCGGGCGGCAATGTCGGCGACTTTCTCGACAACCTGCAGACCAGCTTCCGCCGCCTGCAGAGCCGGATCATTACCGAACAGATTTTCGGCCCGATCGAGCGCGAGATGCAGGATTTCCTGAATGGGCGCGTGGGGCTGCGGGCGCAGAGCGAGCTCCTGGCGCAGGACCTCGAGAAGCCACGCATGCCGAGCGCCCGTCTCGCAAAAGCCATGGACGATGCTGCCGACAAGATCGCGCAGGCCGCGTACCGCATCGCCAATCCCGGTCTGGTCGTTGCCGGTGCCAGCGATGCGCCCGAAGGGAAGCTCGCCGACGACGGAACAATAGTTGTGCAGGCGGAAAGCCGGAATCCGATCACTGACCCGACGGCTCAGGAGTATTTCGACAAGCTGATCGATCGGATGATCGGGGGCGTTGCCAAATCGCTCGACAGCGCGCTCGGCATCAAGTTCTTCGCCGGGCTGCAGGGCGTGCTATCCGGCGCGCTGTCCGGCTATGTCCAGGCAGGCCCGGTCGGCGCGGCCCTGGGTGCGCTCAAGGAGGTCAAGGGCCTGCCCGAGAGCTTGGCCAATACTCTGGGCGGCGCATTTGATGGAGCGGTGGCCGGATACCGCAACTCGCAAATCATGGACGCGCTGGGCATCGGTAATTCTAAGACGGGATCGACCATTGGCGGAGCACTCGGCGCGGCAACCGGCATTCCCGGCGGTGACATCATCGGTTCGATCGCCGGTGGCCTGATCGGCCAGGCTTTGAAGCCGACCAAGCGTGGATCGGCGACCATTACCAGTGTCGACGGCGATGCGAGCTCGCGCGGCAACGACCAGGAGCGGATCCAGGCGTCGCTCGGCCTGGCCGGGAGCGTGCAGCAGCGCCTGCGCCAGATCGCCGAAGAGTTCGATGCCGAGATCGGCAGTTTCGCCGTCTCGATCGGCCAGCGCGGCAAGAATTTCCGCGTCGACACCAGCGGTTCTGGAAAGACGAAGACGAAGCGCGGCGCGGTCGATTTCGGCCAGGACGAGGAAGCGGCGGTCGCCTTTGCGCTCCGCGATGCGATCAGCGACGGTGCCATCAAGGGGCTGTCTGCCGCGATCCAGAAGGCGCTCAACTCCAACCCCGATGTTGACAAGGCGATCAAGGAAGCGCTGAAGGTGCGTGACGTCGAGGAGCTGCTCGACGGCATCGGCGGCAAGATCCGGAAAGAGGTCCGCGACTTCGATCGCCAGGCCGACGAGCGCCTGCGCATCGCGCGCGACTACGGCTTCGACATTCTCGAGATCGAGCGGATCAACGCCGAGGAACGGTCCAAGCTGATCGAGAGCATCCTGGAGGATCGCGTCGGCGCATTGCAGGATCTGCTCAACGACCTGGTGTTCGGCGATCTGGCCGAGGGCACCTTGTCCGAGCGTCGCCAGCGCCTACTCGAGGAGATCAGCAAGGCCGAGGCCGATGCCGCCAAGGGCATCGATGGTGCTGCCGATCGCCTGGCCGACCTGAACCGCCGCCTGATCCAGCTGTCGCGCGATGCCTATGGCACTGCAGGCAGCGAATATGCATCCGATCGCGCCCAGGCGATCGCCAGCGCCGAGCGCATCATCCAGCTGGAGAATGACCGGATCCGCGGCACCCAGGAGGCCGCTGCCGAAACCAACCGGCAGCTCGCGACGGCGAACCAGCTCAGCAACGAGCAGAACGACATCCTCGCCGAGATCAATGCCGGCATCCGCAACCTCATCACGCTAGACGGTCTCAATATCGCAGGCGGCGGCGGGGGCAATACGGGGATCGACCTTGGGCCGCTCGCGCGATCGGTGAACCTGAAATGAGCCGGGTCCATTGGGTCGAGCTTCGTCCGCGCGACCCGTCCTCGGCGGGTCTGGCGACGTTGCGCTTTGCTGGTGGTGCGCGCGAGCGCAGCTATTATCGCGAGGACAACGGCCAGCACTACAAGGCCGGGCTGGTCGCTCCGCCGCGCTTTGCCGCGCGCATCGGCTTTGGTCGCGACGGCTTTACAGGGCAGACCATCCCTCAGGCCAGCCGCATCCAGATCGCCCCTGCAGAGGCAGAGCTGTTCGAAAGCCTGGCGGGCTATTTCTGGAAGGATGCGGAGATCACGATCGATGCTGGCCCTGAGAGCGCCAGCAGCTTCTCTCGCCTGTTCACGGGCACGGTGGTCAGCGATGCGATCGCCGATGGCGTGTTCACCTTCACGATCGCCGATCTTTCCACCCGTTTGGACAAGCCGGTCTGTACCGCGCGCTTTGCGGGCAATGGTGGCATAGAGGGTGGCGAGGAATCCGAGGGGCGAACGAAGCGGCGCAGCTGGGGCTATGTGTTCAATGTCGAGGGTCGCCTGCTCGACCCGGCGAACAGCATCTATGAGTTCGGCGACCCGGCTTTTCCGCTGACCGGCTTCCTTGCGCTGCGCGACAAGGGCCGCGCAGGGCCGTTTACCGTGCTTGGCTGGCAGGGCAGCATCGCTGCGACCTATGCGGCGCTGCAGGCCAGCACGCCTGCCCAGGGCGGCGGTGTGGTCGCGCCTTCGATCGCCTGCGCCAAATGGTGGACCGAACCCAGCGGGCCTTTGACTGCCGATTTTATCGGCACGCCCGGCACCGGCAATTCCATGGCCGTCGCCTCGTTGATCGACGCCATCTCCGCGCGCTTCGAAGGCCCTGCTGTTGCCGATCGCCTGGCTGCTAACGCCTTGCGCCCTGCAGCTGCGGGGATCCATGTCACCGACGAAAACACCACCGGTGCACAGCTGATCGATCGGCTTGCGCTCGGATCTTCATTGGTCTGGGTCGCAGCGCCCGAAGGCATCATCCGGCTTCTGCCGTGGAGCTTCGACCATGCCGATGCAGAGCCGTTGCAAGGGCAGTTCATCGCCCGTGAACGGGCATGGTCGCCGCACTATCGCCGCCGCGTCGGCTTCCAGGCGAACAACCGTCGGCACAGCGAGAGCGAGATCGCTGAGAGCATCCGCCTGGACGACGGCGTCCTGTTCGACTCGATCAGGCCCTATGAGCCGAATGCCACTGCAGGCGCGGTCATCCCCGATCCGAGCAGCTATGATCCGGACGACACCTATCCGGGATACATTCGCGACAGCGATGGCAATATCCGGCCGCCGGGCCAGCTGCTCAACACGGCGCTGGGGCTGAGCCGTGCCGGCGAGCTGACAGTCGAGCTGATGCCGGAAGCCGAGCCGGTCGTCCTGGGCAAGGTGACGACAGACGGCCTGGGCGCTGCGCGCGACACTGCGCTTCGCAAGGCCGAACGCGACCTGGTGGCGATCGCCAAGGCTGCGCAAGAGGCAATGCTGAGCGCATCGCGCTTTCAGGAAGTGCTGCGCGATGCCGGCATCTATGTCGATCCGGTAACGGGCAAGATCAGGCTGCACGCGATCGAGGAGGCGCGCCAGCGCATCTCTCAGGCCGAGGTGACGCTCAACAGCGCGCTGGCCAGCATCAACCTGAAAGCCAGCGTCACCTTCGTCGAGTTCTTCGTCCAGGAGCAGGTCGCGCTGGCGGTCATCGCGCCCGAGCAGGTGGCCGACCTTGAGTTCCTGTTCTTCCGGCAGAGCACCGCAGAGCAGGCGATAGAAGCGATCCAGGCGCAGATCATCACCAAGGCATCGGCCATCGAGCTGTCTCAGCTGGGCGGCAGGGTGACGACGGCCGAGAACAAGGTCAGCGCGCTCGAGGGGCAGATTACGCAGAAGGTCGATAACACGACCTTTGGCGCGCTGGACGATCGCGTCTCCAGTGCCGAGCAGAAGATCGAGGCCATTCCCTCGGCCGCCGTGATCCGCCAGTCGGTATCGGCCTCCCGCCTGGTCGACCTGGAGCTGCAGGCCAATGCACGCCGCGACCTGAAGGCGCTCCTGACGGGCGATACACAGAAACGCGAGCTGATCGCCGCGATCGCCGACGCGCGCAACGAGATGGGCGCGCGGATAACCGACAACGGCTCGGCGATGGCATTCCTGTCCCAGCAGCTCGGCGTCCGCATCGGCCAGGCCGAAGGCCGGTTTCTCAGCGAGACACAGGCGCTGGCCGATGACCTGCGCGTTGTCACCCAGCAGCTGACCACGCTCAATTCGACCTTTACCGGGCAGCTTGGGACGCTCAGCGGTTTGATCGAGGATCTCGACCAGGCCGTAGCCAACGACCGTCAGGCAACCGCGCAGCGCTTCGAAACCGTCGAATCGACGCTCGGTGGCCAGGGCGAGGATCTGGAAGAGCTCGGCGCGCGGGTCGAAGAGGTCGAGCAGGCGAGCGTGGAGCGCGACGGGGCTTTGCTGGCCGGGTTCAGCCGCCAGGCCACGGTCCAGCGCGGCGGGGACCGCAATGCAGACGCCTTCATCCGCGATGTTCTGAAGGGCGTGCTGTCCAACGACCAGCGCGCGCGTGATTTCAACCAGCAGATCGGCTTCGTCCGTGACGAGGCATTTGCCACTCTGGGAGAAAAGGAACGCAGCCTGGTGCAGCGCATCGTGGCGCTGGGGCTGCAGCTGGGCGGCCTGGTCGCCGATATCCGCGAACTCGACCGGATCGTTTCGGACAATAACGGCACCTTGGTGCAGAGCATCAATACGCTGTCGCTGAACCTGACACAGACGATCACCACGACGCGCCAGAACCTCGAGACGCTGGTTTCGAACACGCGCGGCGACCTGGAGGCGGTCGACTCCAACACCATCGGGCGAGTCGACGGCCTCGAGGGCGATATCGATACCGCTGTCGACCTGATCGGCGATGTCTCCGACGGGCTCGCCGCCGAGGTCGTCGCCCGCCCGATCGCGATCAGCGCAGCGATCAACGATCTCCGTCAAATCCTTCAGGAAGCCGATCGGCTGATCGTGGAAGCGGTGAACACGCTGACCGGGCGCGTCGGCGACAACGAAACGACGATCCTTGAATATGCTCAGATCGTCGACGGAATATTGGGTAAATGGGGTGTCGAGGTCGACAATAATGGTCTGGTCGGGGGACTGGTACTGCTCAGCACCCTGCAGCGCCTCGACCTGGATTTCAACGTCACCAAGGTGACGATGCGCGATCCTGTCACCGGCTTCAAATACTTCGAGGCGACCGAAGACGGTGTCGTGATGCGAAATGTCGAGGTCGACAAGATCAAGGCTGGCGTCGTTGATGCCAGCAAATTCACAGGCTCTGCCATGGGCGAAGCAGCGCACGCCTATAATGATGGCACCATCAATACCAACGGCACGAACTGGGTCGAGGTGCTGTCCGTCGGACTGACGTCGGTTCATGGCCGCCCGATAAAGCTGATGTTCTCTGCGCTGATGAAGGACATCGTCGACCAGAACACCAAGATCAACATTCGGATCGTGCGGGACGACGGAACCGTCCTCTATGGCGGCACAGGCGGTGCGGAGCTGCACATCCAGGATGAGGGCACGCCGGTTTGCGTCCCTATCATTGACAGTGTCGATGCCGGTCGAGCCACGACCTGGTCGTTCCAGTTCAAGAAGTCCACCGAGCCCAACGTGACGGTCAGCGCCGCCTTCCGTTTCGCCCAGGCGGAGGAACTCAGCCGCGTCAATCTGCAATCATCGAGCATCGTCGTGGGAGACGGTGGCGGTCCTGGCAGTGGCGATCCTGGCGGTGGCTTCAACCCCAATCCGCCTGGCGGCGGCAACCCCTTACCATGAGGAGAACATCATGAGCACCTGGTACAAGACGGGCACCGTTGCCTATGCCAACGGCCAAACGATCGTGACCGGCAGCGGTGCCGGCCTCAACTGGATCGAGGCGGGCATTCAGCCTGGCGACGCGTTGCGCCTCCCGAGCAGGGAGTTCGTCGAGATCACCGCTATCCTGTCCGCCAACCAGCTCGAGATAGCAGAACCCTATCTTGCGGCGACATCTGCCGGGCATGCCTATACGATCAAGCCCACGACAGCGCGGGATGTCGAGCTGCTCACGTCGATCCAGGCGTTCCGCGGATCGTTCGAGAGCGTCCGCGATAACATCGGTTCGGGTCGCTTTCCTGTCGGCACTTTGACCACGCCTGCGGGCCGCTTCATCGGTGACGAGGACACCGGCTTCGACAGGATATACGCCAATGCCTTTGGCATCGTGGCCGGCGGTGCTCTGCGTGTTCTGTGGGATGGTGGCAACAACACGATTTTCGGGGGAGGTACGGCACCCGTCTATAATGCACCCAATCGCACCACGATGCAGATCAATGGGGTTGAAGGTGCGCTTCTCGCGTTCCTCACTGGCGACACCAAGCGAGGCTATATCTTCGCAACCAACGAAGAGGTCGCCATGGAGATCGAGCCCAGCTGCACGCTGAGGCTGAACACCTTCGGCAACAAGTCTATCACGATCTCGACGACGAACACGCCCCGCTGGGTGTTTGAGGGGGGTGGCACCTATCGCCCGGCCTCGGACAATACCTTGCCGATCGGCGCGGCGGGCAACCGCGTATCGGGAATTTTCCTCGGCACCAGCCCGACCGTCACCTCCGACGAGCGCGATAAGGCATGGCGCGGCGAGTTGAGCGAGGAGGAGCTGGCCGTTGCGCGCGAGATCGCCGACGAGTTCGGGATCTTCCAGTACCATGACGCGATCGCTGCCAAGGGCACCGAAGGCGCGCGCCTGCACTACGGCCCGCGCGCCCAGCGCGTCTTCGAGCTGTTCGACAAGCATGGTCTGGACTGGCGTCGCTACGCCTGGTGCTGCCATGACGAATGGTCGCGCCTGGTCGAGGACGAGACCGCGCCCGTCGAGACCATCCAGACCCAGCCGGTTTACAGGCCGACGGGCGAAATCGACCCGGAGACCGGTGAGCCGCTTCATAGGGTGGTCTTTGAGCCGGTGCCGGTGACCCAGCAGCAAAAGACCGGCCGCACGATCACAATTCGTGAGCAGGGCGATCGCTATGGCATCCGCTATGAGCAGATGACGCTCTGGGTCATCGCTGCCCTGCGCGCCGACAGCAAGGCTGACCGTGCGCAGATCGAGACCATGAAGGGTGAGATCGCCGAGCTGAAGGACCGACTGGCTACGTTGTCAGCGATCGAGGATCGCATCGCCGCACTGGAGCTGCGCGGATGAGCCTCGTCCCCAGCACCGTCCAGGAATGGCTGACCGGTCGGGCGATCTTTGCCCAAGCCGAAGATGCGGCCCTGCGCGCAAGCTGGGGCGACGTGGCGGTCGAAAGCGAGATTGTGTCACCGATTGCCGCAGCGGGTGAGGCATCGACGGAGGCGGCTCGCCAACTGTCGTTTCTGGGTCAGCCGCTGGCCGAGGAGGTCATTGAAGTTCCCGGCGATCAGATTGGTCTTTTGGGCACCGTGCAGCGCATCGTCTGCGATCGCGCGGGCTACGCCCTGGGTCCCGCCGTCTTGGTGATCGGCGCAGAAGAGCAGGACGGCGGCGTAACCAGGTTGACGGTTCTGCGGCCGATGGGAGTGACAGCATGACCACCGGAATCGGCATCGTTCGCCCGCTGCCAGTTGCGGCGATCATCGTCAGCAATGGCACCGGCGCAGCCAACCTGCTCACGTCCTCGACCCGCGAGGTCTGGAGAGCGGCTGCAGTCGGCGCTTCGTTCATCGACCTCGACTTCGGAGCGGTCGTTTCACTCGATACGATTTTCCTCGGCTTCACCAACGCGACCGAGACTGCGACGCTGAGCGTTTCCATCGGCGGCTCATGGAGCGGAATGACCACGATAGCGCCGCCGCGCGCCTTTCGGGTCCCACACACCATTGGCGCGCGTCACCATGGTTGTGTCAGGCTCGCCCAGCCGGTTTCGACCAGGTATCTGCGCCTCACCGTGAACCAGGTCGGTGGCGCTGAGCCGATGCAGATCGGCATCGCGCTTGCTGGCCTCATGATCGAGCGACCCTATGAATACCGGGCAGGCCGGGTGGCGATCGACCTCTCGAAGAAAACCGAGCTGTCCGATGGAGGCTATGGCATCAACCCGGCTGCCATCGTTGCATCGTACCGGTTCACTCTTTCGGGCTTGAGCGACGAGCAGGTCGAAGAGCTCTGGTCCATCGTCATGACGCTGGGTGAAAGCGCGCCGTTGCTGATCGTGGAAGGACACGATACGCTCCGCTTCTCCCACCTCCATTACGGCCTGTTCCAGCGCCTGGAGCCGTACGAGCGGGATGAGCCAGAGGATAGCCGCTGGGGCCTGAGCATTCGGGATTGGGGGTGAGATGGCTCACAGGGAAAAAGCGGCCTCCACCGATGTAAGGTCAGCCCATGTTTGACCGCATCCTCTCTTTCGTCCGCGACCACATGGTTGATGACGCTCGCGACTGGTGGCGCTGGTGGTCTGTCCGCTTGCTCGCCTTGGCATTGGCGCTTCAGACCCTCCAGCTGACCTCGCCCGAGGCACTGGTGGCCTTCTGGCAATCGGTGCCGCCCAGCCTTCGAAGCATGCTACCGCCTTGGCTCAACGACCTCATTACGGTGCTGCTGATGTTCGCCGCACTCGTTGCGCGCTACTGGAAGCAGCCTGCACCGCCCAGGTCGCCCGAAGCATGAGCCGTCAACCGATCTTTGCAGCCATCCGCGCTGCGCGCGCCGGAGCGTCGTTCAACCAGGCAGAGGTGGAGCGGATCGACACGCTGCTTGACAGCCTCGGGGTGGCAAGGATCGAAGCCGAGAAGATCGGCCTGACATCTGCCGATTTCGCCAGCGCGGCGGCGACGCTGAAGTGCACGGTGGCGCAGATCCGCGCAGTTTGGGAAGTCGAGAGCGGTGGTGGTTGGTTTCGCGATGTCCGAGCCGACATCCTCGCCGCCGATGGTCCCGGTGGTTTTATGGACGGACCTGATCTGCCCAAGATCCTGTTCGAGGCGCATGTCTTCGATCGTGAGACCAGTGGGCGCTTCAGAGCCTCGCATCCCAATCTGTCATCGGCGAAGTGGAACCGCGCGCTCTATCTCGGCGGCCAGGCAGAATGGCTGCGCCTGCATAGGGCAATGCAGCTTGATCGCCGCGCGGCTTTGCGCTCGGCTTCGGTGGGCGGCGCGCAGATCATGGGCTTCAATCACGAGCTTGCCGGCTATACCACCGTCGAGGCGTTCTGGGACGCGATGAAGGTGTCCGAGGCGGAGCATCTGAAGGCCTTTGCAACCTTCATTCAACGCTCTTCCCTGGCCGATGAACTGCGCCTGATCAGCAACCGGTCTACGGACTGTGTTCCGTTCGCGAAAGGCTATAACGGCCCCGGCTTCCAGAAGAACCAGTACCATATCAAGATCGCTTCGGCGCATCAGCGTTGGAGCGCGAAGTGACCAGTTTAGAGTTGGGTGGGCGGGTCGGTAGCTTATCCAATAATGTGACGTTTATGATTCCGCGCTCCTTCGGGTAATCATATCCCTGGAGAGCCTTGATGATGATCCAGGACACCGACAGCCCTTCCGCTTGCGGGCTGAGTTGCTCGATCCGATCTGGGTCATAAGTGATGATGGCGAATCGTCGACGCGGCATGCGCTCTGTTCGCATTTTGTTCCGTATGGCGTCAACGCACCAATCGGTCAGAATTGGCCAAAATTCGCCCGGCTATTTTTGGCCAGCATTTTTGGCCAGCTACAAGCCGGTTGTCGGCACGCTTGACAGTTGCGCCCGTTGCGGGTGGGGCGTTAACCAGTGGACGCGCCTGTTTCCGGGCGCTTGCGACATCTGGCAAAGCGCTTGCTTAACCATCAGGCATGAAGTGTCTCGGAATGAAACCCGGCATAAGCGAAAGGTTGAAGGTCGTGCGCCGCATCGCCGTCATCCTGCCTGGCATTTCCCTGGCCACGCCGCTGGAGGCCAGTCCGCTGAGCCGGATCACGCTCGACGGGCTGACCCGCGCCGAAGGCATCCGCAGCTGGATCGAGATTACCGAACCGGGCAGCGTCGGATTGCTATGCATGGGCATTATCGGCTTGCTGGTCGGACGCTGGGCGGCCGGTCGCAACCGCAAGGGCCCGCCAAAGCGCTGA